AGGGTGAGAGCTTGCGGATTAGATAGGATGATAGAAATGAAGGACGGAAAGATACATATCCCTGGAAGAGAAGTTATACCGAATCAAGGGAGTAATCAAAATTACACCAGAAGCTTATAGCGCATTAGCTGAAGTAGTGAATGAATCGAGATTAAGCCTTAGGGCAGTAGCAAGCGAAATTATTTTGCAGGCTATCGAGCAGAAGTTAATTGAATTTGATAGATAAGGAGAAGAAATATGTCAAAAGTTATTTGTATTGCAGGAGAATCCGGATCCGGAAAAACAACATCCATGAGAAATCTGGAACCAAAGACAACATATTACATTGATGCTGATAAGAAAGGCCTTTCATGGAAAGGATGGAGGAAACAGTATAACAAAGAAAATAAGAATTATCTGGCGTGCGATGATGCTTATGTGGTACGCCAGTATATCAAGCGTATCGCAGAAGCTTGCTCAGCTATAAAAGTCATTGTGGTTGATACAATCAATGGTCTGATGGTAGCGGATGAGATGCGCAGAAGTAAAGAAAAAGGCTATGACAAATGGGTGGATCTTGCAGCTTGTGTCTGGGATCTGGTGTGCGAGGCGTATACATACAGAGAAGATCTGACAATCATTTTCACAGCCCATACACAGACAGACCATGATGAAGCCGGCTATATGTTTACCAGGATAAAAACTTCTGGAAAGAAGCTGGACAAGATCTGTCTGGAGAGTAAGTTTACTACAGTGCTCCTGAGCAAGTGCGTAGATGGTCAGTATAAATTTGAGACACAGGCGAACAACAGCACTGCAAAGTCACCTATGGGAGCATTTGATCAGATGGAAATTGATAACGATATTGTAGAAGTAATCAAGGCATTGGAGGATTTTTAAGATGAGAAAACCAAATAATTATGAGAATACACAGGTTCAGGGAGAATTTACCCCTGTAGAGCTCGGAGGACATAAATTAGTGATTAAACAGGTTGAGGAAAGAATGTCAAAAACCGACAAGCCAATGATTGCTGTGTTCTTTGACTTTGCCCAGGGAGACAAGCAGGCAGGATATTTTACAGAAGCATTCAAGAACGATATTCGTCCAGAAAAGAAATGGCCGAACCAAGCAACACAATATATTCTAACAGAGGATAATGATGGAAATTGCAGCAGATCTTTTAAGACATTCTTAACCTGCGTGGAGCACTCTAACAAAGGTTTTGAAACTCAATGGGGAGACAACTTTGGTCAGCAGTTTAAAGGCAAGATGATTGGTGGAGTGTTTGGTCCGCAGATGGATTATTACAATGGCAGAGAACTGCGGAAACACGTTCTCAGGTGGTTCATGTCAATTGATAAGATCGGAGATGTAGCTATTCCGGATATGTCGGAAACACAGGCGTATAAGAATCACATTAATGGATATCCATCTGGATCCACGCCAGTAGGAGACGGATTTATGAATATTCCAGATGGAATCGATGAGGAACTACCGTTCGCATAGGAGTGTGATTGTAATGGATATACAGATAGATAGTAGGGAAAAAGCGAGGGCAATCAAGAAGATTATTAAGATATTTGATGAGAATGGTATTAAGCATTTTTCCAGTAAGTTACTGGTCGGGGATTATATGAGCTTGGATAATCCCCGGCTCATTATTGACCGAAAGCAGAACTTGCAGGAGTTGTGCGGGAATGTCTGCCAACAGCATGAGAGATTCAAAAAGGAATTGATCCGTGCGATTGATGCAGGAATTCAGCTTGTAATTCTTGTGGAGCATGGTCCTGATATCCAGTCTTTAGAGGATGTGTGGTTTTGGAAAAATCCGAGAAAGCATGAGATCAGGTGGAGAATGGTGAATGGAAAAAAGGAGCGATATGTGGTGTCAGCCAAAGCTGTGGACGGAGAGCAGCTCTATAAATCGCTCTGTACTATCCGGGATCGTTACAACGTCAGGTTTGAATTTTGCAATAAAAAGGATACCGGTAAAAGGATCATAGAGATATTGAGTGATGACTTATGACAAGCGGTGAGATCAAAGAAATGTATAGCATGCGAGATATATTGACCCGCTATGGATTACAGCCGAATCAGAAAGGATTTATCCATTGTCCCTTCCATCGTGGAGACAGATATGCATCCATGAAGATCTATGACCGGGACTTCCATTGTTTTGCATGCGGAGCCCATGGAGATATTTTCTCGTTCATTATGCTGATGGAGTGCTGCGACTTTAAAGATGCCTTTCATCTGCTTGGTGGAGAGTACGAGAAGAAACCTACATTTCATTCAAAGCTGGTCCGATATCGTTCGGATCAGCGAAAAAAAATGAGGGACAAACAGAAGCGGAAAGAAAAAGACAGAAGATCACTAAATAATCTTTTGATCGATATTTACAGAGACTGGTGGAAGAGATCAGAACCTTTTTCTGACACTTGGACGGATTGTTATAACAAGCTGCAGTATCAGCTGTATTTGCATGATGAATATGACAAGGAGGCGAATGAAGCGCTAAATGAAAAAATTAAGTGAGTATGACAAGAAGAGCATTCTTGCTGAAGAAGTCTTTACAGAAATCTTTGAGCAAGAAGATGAGATTGAAAAGGCGCGGATGCTGCTTTCTTTTCAGGACAGAGCGAAGGAACTGGGCGTAAAACAGGGATTCGACACGATGTTAAAAGCTTACAAAAAAGCCGAGCAGGAAATGAACAAGAAGAGACGGAGTCGTAATGCTCTGAGTAACTGGACGGACTTTACCGGAAAATACGAGGCAATGAAATGCGGGTCATGGCTGGCGGCAGATGACGGCATAAGGACATTCAATAAGGATTATGATAATGAGGTCATTGTCTGTTATCATCCAATCCTCCCAATTGGACGCTTGAAGAATCTTGAAACGGGAGAAGAACAGATCAAACTGGCATACAAACGGAATCATCGCTGGACAGAGATTACAGTACCGAAAGATATCATATCTTCTGCCAGCAAAATTGTGAGTCTGTCAAAGCTTGGTGTTTCCGTAACTTCGGAGAATGCGAAGCTGTTGGTTAAATACCTGTCGGATGTAGAAAATTTGAATGATAATGATATCCCATTGCAGAAATCTACGTCAAAACTGGGATGGATTGGTGGAGATTTTATACCATACGATACGGACATCCTCTTTGATGGAGATCTGCAGTTCAAGCAGTTGTATGAAAGTATCCGGCAGCAAGGAAGCTATATGGAATGGTTGAATCATGTCTGCGAACTTCGGAAACGTGGCCGGATGGAGATTAAATTTTTTCTTGCGGCATCCTTTGCCAGTGTTCTGGTTGGACTGCTCGGTGCGCTTCCATTCATTGTGGATCTATGGGGCGAAACAGAAGGTGGAAAGACAGTTGCCATGATGCTGGCCGCATCTGTATGGGCAAATCCGGCAGACAGTATGTACATAGGGGACTTTAAAACAACAGATGTACAGCTAGAGGTCCGGTCAGATCTGCTAAACAATCTGCCTTTGATGCTGGACGATTCAAGCAAGGTCAGCGCTAGAATCAGAGATAACTTTGAGGGTGTTGTATATGATCTGTGCTCCGGAAAGGGCAAGAGCCGATCAAACAGGGACTTAGGAATTCGAAAAGAAAATCGGTGGAAGAATGCGATACTGACCAATGGTGAGCGACCACTTAACTCTTATGTCACTCAGGGCGGAGCAATTAACCGTATCATCGAAGTGGAGTGTGATGAAAAAGTCTTTGAGGATCCCCAGTACACCGCCAACTTTTTGAAAAAGAATTATGGTTTTGCCGGGAAAGAATTTGTCAAAGAAGTAAAAGAAATTGGTATTGATCAGATTCGTGAGATGCAGATGGAGATTCAAAAAGAAATCTACAGACATGATGCCATGCAGAAGCAGAGCATTGCGCTTTCAGTGATTTTGACAGCGGACAAGATCACCACAGAGCGGATATTCTGTGACGGTGAGTACATTGATATAGAGAGCGCTAAAAAGATGCTTGCAAGCCAAGCAGAGGTGTCAGAACATGAACGCTGTTATCATTACATACTAGACAAAATCAGCATGAATGGTCAGCGTTTTGACTCATCTGTAAATGTGGAGCAGTGGGGAATTATTGAACAGGGATATGCCATCATGTATGTGCAGGCGGCAAGAGATCTCTGTGCGAGCGGAGGATTTTCCTATAAGGCATTTATGAATTGGGCAGATAAAAATGCCTTGTTGCAGACAGATGGGAAGAATCAGACCAAACTCAAGAAGATTGAAAGGAAAACGGTTCGCTGCGTGTGGATCAGGCTGGACGAATCAAAAGATGCAGATGGATTCGAACGCGTGGCACAGGAAGAATTGCCTTTTAAATGAGTTGCATGGTAACAAAGTAACAGAAGTAACATTCAATATTTAATATATATAAGGTGTCGTGTATGTATACACAAAGCAAGTCCTATATGCGAGAAAAGTCGTGTTACTGTTGTTACCGATTAAAAAAACACCGATTTGCCAAGGAAATACAAGGTTTTATGGTAACAAACATAGTTGTTACTGTAGTGTTACAGAAAGGAAAATTTGTAACCATGAATGAAATTAAGCATGAATACGTGGCAGAAATACAGAATGCCATATGGAAAGCGTACAAGGAAGTGCGAGAGACAAAAAGTGCAAGAGGATTTAATGATACCGTGCAAGCACTTGAAAATAAGTACAGTGAGGTCAGCAAGCCTATGTGTGATTTTATCAGCTGGTTGAAGTGTGCATGGGCACCAATTATTAATGAAATAGTGAGTGAATGCCAATGAAAAAAACGGAAAGAAAGCAATAAAGCAGTGTTGGATGATGTGAAGATATGCAGCTTGTGCGGTGAACAGATTGTGGGAGACTATGAGTATGTTAAGACGAAAAGACGGACAGAGATGTATTTCCATAAGGGAATGAGTTGCAGGAAAAGGAAAAAGAAGAATGGGTGAAAGTAAAATAAGAAAATGTATTATCTGCGGACGGCTCATCACGGCATCAAGAAGATATGCATACTGCAGTGATGAGTGTGCAGGTTATGCTAGCAAAGAGCGTGCTAGAGCAAAAATGCGTGAAATACAAGAGGAACATAGAAAATTTATTACAGAGACTAGGCAAAAGAAAAATATGAAGAAGCCTGGAAGAAAGTCAAAGCAGTACAGAAATGAGCTCATAAGAATAGCAGCGGAAGCAAGAGAGCATGGTATGAGCTATGGACAGTATGTTGGAATTTATGAATACCAGAAGGGGATGAAAATTTAAAATGAGTAGAATGATGGACGCAGATAAATTTCTTTCCTGGTTGAGTGAGGTCGAGGGTGAGATCAGGAAAGAGAAGATGAAAGACTGTCAGCCGGATCGGTATGATGACGGGTTGATGGCGGCAACAGGGACCATCAGGGAGTATGTTGAGAAGATGTGCAAGATCGACGAGGCAGAAGCTATGGAGAAGTTAGCTGAGTTTGAGGAAAAAGAAAAATGTGGAGAATGGCTTGACGCTATCGAACTTGCGAAAATTGCTATTGCGCTGCAAAGCCAGAAGCACATTCCAGTAAAGCCGATTATCTTAGATGTACTGAACGGAGATATCGACTATGTATGCCCTTTATGCGATAAAGAGGTAATGTCGGATGCGGAAAGCAGAAACAACTATTGTGGCGAATGCGGTTGTAAATTTGATTGGAGTGATGAACAGTGAAAAGAAGTACAGACACGCGCTGGAGTCCTGCAGAGATCCAGCAGAACCAAAAAGAACATTATGCTGATATGGCAGAACATCCACCTGATCGGAAGGCAAGTGAGAAGTTTCATCGACCAGCATACCAGGCAGGAAAGCTGATTGAAACACAAGGGCAGCAGTTGTGGCATGGAGATGTTACTGGATATATAGCCAGAAAATACAAGATAGGGAGTGATACCATTGGAGACAATGACGAAGGAAAGGCTGGAAGCATACCGGAATAATAAGACAGAGATATTATCCTTGGACTATATTCTTAATAACAGGTGGCAATCAGAAACCATGTTGGGAAATGATGTGATCTTAGATTACAGTAAGGGATATCCAATGCCGCAGAGCATAGTTGGTTTTGACCAAGAAAAATATGAGCGGTTACAAGAACGTGATTTAAAGAGAAAAGAACGTCTGGAAAAGGAATGTGAAGAGGTAGAGCATTATGTTGAAGGAATCAAAGATGCGCAGCTACACAACATCTTCAGGATGTATTATATTGATGGTGTCAATGCAGTGAATCAGACAGAGGTAGCGAAGATGATTCATCTTGAGAGAAGTACGATAAGTAAGAAAATTGACAGATATCTTCAACTTTCACACAAATCACACGAATCACATATATAATAATACTTGAGCCAAAGGCTGAATTCCTGCGGCTCGTCCTCTCTTTGTATAAAACCCAAGAAGCACCTGCACAGGGATGTGTGGGTGTTTTTCTATGTTGAAATAAAAAATAAAGCATGAGGTTGGAAAGGCATCAGAATAATGTTATAATCTTCTCATATACTTATGAGGAGGACGAGTAAGGTGAAAAAATATATGAATGATGTAATTAGCTTTTGGAAAAAACATTGGGGCAGCTTAGTGGCATTTATAATTTTGGAAAGCATAATAGCATTATTTATTGCTAGTTTCGTGCTAGATAAATGTATAACATTGTCAGTAATGAATGAATGGGTGAGCTTGATTGTTGGTATGGTTGCCATGATAATGGGTGTTATTTCATTGTTTTTAAGTTTCTATAACGTTGAACAATCCAATGATGTACAACGTGAGACTGTTGAAATTATGACAAAAGTTAAAGAAGAAATTCAATTGAAATTGAATGAATTACAATTGGATATGAATAAACAGTTTTCAGATATTAAGTATCAAAAGTATAGCGGCGAAAGTAAAGAACTTGAAAGTGTAAAGAACACGTTAGATGCTAGAAAGTGGGAAAAGATAGATGAGTAAATATTTGAATAAACTAAATGTGGGAATGTTTATATGTGATAAATGCGATGAAAAGGAAGGATTTATCATAGATATAAGAGGAATAAAAGATACTCTATATTTGGATGAAAACAATAAATCTAGTTTTCTATTATTATGTGATTTTAATTTTATTGAATATGAGATACCGAAAGAAGGAGGAATGATTTCCTTTAGATTTTTTGTAAGAACACTAGGTGGATCCCCATCGTATGAGATGCCATTATTAGTTAGTGAAATGGGGCTAAAGAAAGACAATGAAGGAGTAATGACTCATCGATTCCCAGTTTCAATAAATATTGAAGATTTTGAATTTCCTAGAACTGGAACGTATGCAATAGAAATATATAAAGTTTTAGGAAAAGTGGATACTGTAAAAGAAGAGAAAAATCATGATCTGTATAGAAAAACAGAGAATTTTGTCAGTGCAATATCGATAGATGTAAAGAAAGAATAAATATAAGTTTAGTTACAAAATAATAGGCATCCGGTCAGATGACGGGGTGCTTTTCTTATCCCCAAAATCCGGACCATTAGTTCAGTGGTAGAACATTCGCCTCATAAGCGAAATGTCGTAGGTTCGATCCCTATATGGTCCATGAAATAAACTAGAACAGAGGTGACGACAATGGCAGCAGGAAACCCCAGGAGTGCAAATGGAAACCTTCGAAGAAAGCACAGGGCAAGACTAAAAGCAATCGGTGCAGAGTGCGGGATCTGCAGGGGCAGGATGGGACCAATCCATTATGATGAGCCGAGTGACAGCAAGCATCCGCTATCCTTTGTGATTGATGAGATCAGACCAGTGTCCAGATGGCGAGAGTTTGGTTATAGTTCCAGGGAGGCAGCAGCACAGGACTGGAACAACCTTCAGGCGGCGCACTACTGTTGCAATGCAATGAAAAGCAATAAAACATTGCAAGAACTGGAGCAGAGACAAAAGACACAAAAAGCGAACATTCTGGATGGAAACTGGTAAAGAAAACAGGGGTGGGGAGGGATCCCCGCCAGGTGCCGAAGGCGACCAACGCCGTCCAGCGCCGATTTACACACAGGAAAATTTTTGAAAGGTGAATTTAGATGGGAAGAGCTAAGAAAATGGCAACTGTAACAAGCGAGGGAAGCCGCTTGGAACGCTTGGAAAATTTAGCACTGATTCTCGCAAAACAGATTGATATATGCGCGAAAGATGTTGTTGATGGTCCAAAGACAATGCCACAGCTCTCCAGGCAATACAGAGAAACAATCAAAGAAATTGAAGAAATAAAAGGAATGGAGAAAGACGATGACGAAATCGGAGAAATCCTGTCGGCACGAAAAGCTGATGGGAAGCCAGACACCGTCCGATAGAATTGTTCCGGATTATGCTTATACGGATGGCCCTGATGCGGTAAAAGTGCTTGCGGTCGGGAAACTGATTGTGGATCCGTGGCAGAGTGAAGTGCTGAATGATTGGATGGGGCGTACAGAGGATGATGTTTGGTCAGCGCCGACATGTGGCTTATCTGTTCCAAGACAGAACGGGAAAACACTGGATACTTCCGGGCGGATTGCATCCGGAATGATCCTGTATGCAGAATGGGTTATATACACAGCTCATCTGCAGAAAACTGCAACAGAAACTTTTATGGAATTGCGCGGCTTGTTTGAAAGCAGAGGACTCCGTAAGTATGTAAAAGAAATTAAGGCGGCACTCGGAAGAGAACAGATTATTCTAAAAAATGGTGGAAGAGTAGTATTTGTTGCCAGAACCAGGAATGGAGGTCGAGGACTGCACGGTGATTGTCTTGTGTTCGATGAGGCACAGGAACTTACAAGCGAACAACAGGCTTCATTCCTGCCGGCAATATCAGCATCCAGAAATCCACAGACGATTTATTTGGGAACACCACCGGATGAGAATTGCACAGGTACAGTATTTCGGAAAATCAGAAAACGGGCAACAGAAGGCGAGAGCAAATCCACGGCCTGGACAGAATATTCCGTGAAAGAGATTGGAGATGTTACTGATCGTCGGAGATGGGCGGAGTGCAATCCGGCATTAGGGCGCAGAATGACAGAAACAACCATAGCTGCAGAGTGTGAGCAGATGGATGCGGACACATTTGCAAGAGAGCGTCTTGGCTGGTGGTCGCCAATCAATAATGATCAGGATTACGCAATTGATAAGAAGAAATGGGAAGCGTGTGCTTCAGAAAAAGAAAAGCCGGAAGGGAAAACTGCTTATGGCGTAAAGTTTTCTTCTGATGGTTCGGCAGTAGCATTATGCGGAGCTGTTTGTCCGGAGGTAGGGGAAGCGAGAATTTCGCTGATCGAGCTAAAAGCAACTGACAGAGGAATCCAGTGGCTTGCAGACTGGTTGAATCAGAGATATAAGATGGCGAGCTGTGTGGTGATCGATGGAAGAAATGGAGTTGACTTCTTGATAGAGAAGATAACACCGGTGTGGAAATATAAGCAGTCAATTGTTCGACCGGCAGCAAAAGAAGTGATAGCAGCGGCGAGTCAGCTATCACAGGAAATCAATGAACAGACTGTAACATGGTATAAATACCAAGAAATACTGAATGAGTCGGCAATTACGTCTGTAAAAAGACCGATTTCCGGTGGCTGGGGATTTGGTGGAGAAAACTCGATCCCGATTGAAGCAGCAGCACTTGCACTTTGGGGATGCAGAACATCGAAACGAAATCCGAACAGAAAGATGAGGATAGGATAATGGAGTTAAATTTTGGAAGAGTAGAAGGATTACCACCGGAAGAACAACAGTGGCTTCAAGAATTGAAATACATATATGATTATCACAGAAGTGCGAATAGGAAAAAGCGTCGTTATTATAACGGAAAAGTCACTCTGAATGAAGTGAATCTTGGGATTGCATTGCCAGCAGGTCTTGGAAAACTTGAGATTGGATGTGCCTGGGGAGCAAAAACCGTTGATGTACTTGCGGGAAGATCGATGTTTGATGGGTTTGTTACAGAAAATGGAACGAAGTCAGAAGATATGGATCAGATTATGAAAAGGAATCATTTGATAGCGGAATACAATAAAGCGGTCAAAGAAGAACTGAAATACGGTTGTGCATTTGCGGCGGTATCCGGAGAGGAAGATGATGCAAGAGTACGGTTTTACTCTCCGCATTGTGCTGCAGCTTCGTGGAATGCACACGAAGGACGCATCCGATATGGATTTGCCTTTGAAGATGCGCGAAGAGACGAGTCGGATGTTACATGGTCTCCGGAACATGTAAATTTCTATACAGACACAGATATCTGGGAGTTGGATCGAATTGGAGGTACATGGTACGCTACGCAGAATCCCCATGATTTCGGAGAGCCCCTTATGGTGGCTCTGATCTGGGACGCAACAAACGATAAACCATTTGGTCAGTCAAGGCTAAAAGAGCCGGTCCGCAGACTAATCCAGGGATATGTAAGAACAGTCGCAAATGCAACGATTGGACTGGAATTTGCCACTTCTCCACAGAAATATCTGCTCGGGGTGTCAGATGAACAATATGATATGCTGATTGATAATAAATTCAAACAGTATGTTGGAAGTATTCTCTACAGTACCAATAATCCGGAGACTGGGGAAAAGCCGAATTTCGGGCAACTTTCGCAGGGAAATATTGAACCACATGTTCAGATGCTCCGGATGCTTGCTACACAGTATTCAGCGGCAACAGGATTGGCAGTTACGGATGTTGGTGTGATAAATGATGCAAATCCGACTTCCAGTGAAGCAATTATTGCACAGTCACAGACCTTGATCCTTATGGCAGAACAGTTGAATAAATCAAATGGTGATGCATTGTATCGGATTGGACGGATGGCACTTGCAATTGAACTTGGAACGATTCCGGATGAGCTTCCGGAAGAAACACATGAGCTGATTGCACATTTTAAGAATCCGGCAATGCCAAGCGTGGCATCTACTACAGATGCAGCACTCAAAATTGCGACAGCACGACAAGGATTTGCACAGACAGATATTTTCCTTGAAATGATTGGTTTTGATCAGGCGGATATCCGGCGAATCAGGGCACAGGAGCAGAGAGCAAAAGGAGATGCTATCTTGACGGAGGAATTTGGAAATGCAGATAACGGAGAAGGCGTGGGTGGAATACATAACGAAGATGTCACAGATTAGTCAGAAAGCAGCGGATCTGATGCAGTCCTGGGTTCAAAAGAATGGACTGGAAAATGATAAAGCACTTTTGGACTACACCTATGCACTGTCACAACACTATGGACAGGCTATCGGTGCATTATCGTGCCAGATGTATGAAGCGACAGCGGCAGCACAGGGAGTAATAGTCCCTACGGCAGAAGTAGCAGATCTTCCGGACTATGGGGAAGTGGCGAAAGCGGTAAAGGGGACACAAAAAAAGTCACCAAACAATATTCCAGGAACGATCGCAAGGCTGGTAAAACAGGTGGGTGCAGACACAACACTGAAAAATGCGGAGCGTGATGGTGCGCAATTTGCCTGGGTGCCTCATGGAGACACCTGTGCATTCTGTATTACACTTGCATCCAGAGGATGGCAATACATGTCAAAGAAAGCCATGCGAAATGGTCATGCAGAGCACATTCATGCGCATTGCGATTGTGAATATGCAGTCAGGTTTGACGGGAAGAGTACAGTGGCTGGTTATGATCCGGATAAGTACCTAGAAGAGTATAACAATGCTGGTGGTGATATCAATGCCATGCGGAGGATTCGGTACAAGGAAAATAAGGAGGCTATTAACGCGAGAAAACGAGAATTGTATGCGAAAAGGAAGGCAAAAACTATTGAAAAGACTCCCCGTTCTGCTATAATGGAATCAGATTTAGGAATGTTTAAACAAAAACTTCGCAGTGATGGCAATATGGACAAAGAATATTACGACTGTCTAAAGGATAAATTTTCACATGGTACAGACGATGCCAAACGACTATTCACAAAATATGCTTCGGGTGATAGCATTGAAAATGCTGTGTATGAAAATACGGCTCACTATAATACTAAAACGAAAAAGATATCCATGAATTATGGCGCAGATTTAAAGAATCCACGTGGAGCTGGAGCTACATGGTTCCATGAACACGGTCATTTAGTTGATGATTTAGCTGGAAATCTATCAGATGATAAGAATTTTATTCAGTTACTGGAAAGTGATTCGTTGTCATATCGTATAGCATATGGTAAAGCACATCATTTGGGTACTTTTGATAAAGTTGATAAAGCCATTAGCGAAGAACTTGGAGATATGCGAAAAGATTCGGCAATATCAGATCTTTTTGATGGTGTAACACAAGGCAATATAATTGGATGTGCATCACATCCGAAGGAATATTGGAAAAACCGGGACAATGTTACATCTGAGGCTTTTGCACATATGTTTGAAGCACAGTTTGATAAAAAAAGATATGAACAAATGAAAAAATATTTTCCAAATGCATTGGAATATTTTGAAAAAAAGATGAAGGAGGCGTTGTAAATGAATGTTCTGAACCCAAAGTTTGAAAAAGCGCATAAGGATTTTGTACTTCATTTTGGATATTGTCCTCAGATTCCGAATGAAATCGATTTTGATCAGTCTAAATATGCGGATGATCTATTGAAAAGTGTAGCCGATAATTATGATTACACAATTGAAAAATATGGTACGCAAGTGCCTAAAAAGTATCCTAAACCGAAAATAATAATTGATTAACATCATTTGAGTGCGGACTATAAAATAACAAGAACAGTAGATACCACTGATCAGAAATGGTTGGTGGTATTTTTATGTCTATTTTTAAGAAAGAGAGAATAAAAAAATGAAAAAAGCAATGCTGAGTCAGCCAATGGCTGGAAAGACTGATGAAGAAATCGTAGCAACAAGAGAGAAAGCAATTAAGATTCTTGAAGAAAAAGGATATGAAGTTGTGAATACTTTTTTTACAGATGAGTGGTACAGTATTGACGCCATGAAAAAACGTGGTGTAGTTCAGATTCCGATGTGTTATCTTGCTAAGTCCTTAGAAAATATGTCTTTGTGTCATGCAGCGTACTTCTGCAAAGGTTGGGAGAATGCAAGAGGATGTAAGATTGAGCATGATGCTGCGGTTGCTTATGGTTTGGATATTATTTATGAGGAGTAGAAAATTATGAAAGATTATATAGAAGTGAATGAAGCGAAATGCGATGAAGCACACAACTGTATGTGTACAAAAGAAGTTAATGGGAAAACATATTGCCGTGGCTGCGGAAATGTACAGCCAGAGCAGGAGGATTAGAAATGAAACAGTTATCAACAATTCAGAAAAGAGAAAAATTAAATGATGTGTTTGCTGTAGACGAAATTGGTCCAGGCGGTGCTAATCACTTATATTGTGTGTACAAGGCTGGAACAGCAACGCTTAAAGATGATGATACATCGTTAAGAGCGGAACCGGATAATCTGCTTCTTACATTACAGATGCAGTGCGGACCACGAAAAGAAAAAGATTCGCTTCACGGTGTAATCGACACAGATTTACTGGAAATTGTACGTGATCGCTTAAAAGCTTTTCAGGCAGGACCGTTTTCGTCAAGAGAAAATGCTTGCGCACTTACTCATATTGAGGAAGCGCTCATGTGGATGAACCGTAGAGTAGAAGATCGCATTGAAAGAAATGTTCTTGGAAAGAATGAAAAGTAGGAACTGTATGAAGATGTGTATGGGAAATTAACTAATACATGTCACGTAAAAGAATAAATGGATAATTCTAGCACGCAGAAATGCGTGTTATTTTTATGGCAACACGTGCCTTAAACGTGGCAACTAAAAACACTCAAATCAGGAGGGAAACAAGATGGCAGATGACAAAACATTCACTCAGGCAGAAATGGATTCAATCATAGAGGGACGCCTTGCGAGAGAAAGACAGAAATATGCAGATTATGATGACCTGAAAGAAAAGGCAAGTAAGTACGATGAGTACCAGGCACAGAATAAAACGGAACTTCAGAAGGAAAAAGAAAAGTCCGATGCTCTTCAGGCAAAATTAAGCGCACTTGAAAAGAAAGACACTGTGAGACAGGTAAGAGAAAAAACAGCAAAAGACACTGGTGTACCGGTAGAATTACTGACAGGGGAAGATGAGGAAACCTGTAAAAAACAGGCAGAAGCGATTATGAAATTTGCGAAGCCGAAGAGTTATCCGGGAACTAAGGGAAACAGGAAAAAGACAACAGAGTATAACACAACGGATGATGCAATGAGAGAATTTGCACATCAGATTTTTGGTAAAGGAGAATAAAGAATATGGCAGCACTCATTAGTTCAGATTTTGAAATTCCGGCAGAGATTTCGCAGGGGATTTTTGAAAAAGCACAGAAAGGATCTACTCTGGCGCAGTTATCCGGAGCAAGACCGCAGAAATTTGGAAAGCAGCAGGTGTGGGTACTTACATCGCCACCGAAAGCAGAACTCGTAGGAGAGGCAGGGCAGAAATCGCCAACCCCAACTGCATATGCTTCTAAAACAGTAAATCCGTTCAAACTGCAGGTTACCATGAGATTTTCGCAGGAAGTACAGTGGGCAGACGAAGATGTACAGATCGGCGTACTGCAGGATCTGGCGTCAAATGCGTCAATCGCACTTGGAAGAGCATTGGATCTTGTTGGAATTCACAAAATCAATCCGCTTACAGGAACGGTATCAAGCCTTGTAAAAGAAGGGCTGGTTGACACGAAACAGAGTGTGCAGCTTGCAGGCACAAAGTATGATGAAGCAATCGAGGCGGCAGCAGGAATGATCATCTCATCTGGCTATGTACCGAGTGGTATTGCAATGGATCCAACACTTTCCTTTGGCCTTTCCACTATGAGGGATGCGGATGGAAGAAAGATTTATCCGGAAATTGGATTCGGACAGAATCTTACAAATTTTTCTGGAATGACTGCGGCAGTATCTGATACAGTTTCGGCAAAAAATGAAATCACACCAGATACGAAGTTACTTGGAATCGTAGGACAGTTTGATGCGTTTAGATGGGGAGTACAGAGATCCATTGGCGCTCACTTGATCGAATACGGTGATCCGGATGGACTTGGAGATCTGCAGAGACAGAATCAGATCGCAATTCGTGCAGAAATTGTATATGGAATTGGAATCATGGATCAGGCAGCATTTACAAAGATCGTGAAGGCGGAAGGGTAATATGAAATATTTATACAAACAAACTGGAATTGTAGTGGAGTCTGACGATGTGTTAGACTCCACAATGTTTAAGCCGATTATTGAAGAAAAAACCGAGGATTTGATCGAGGATAGCGAAACAGAAACAGGAGTTGCAGAAGCTGAAAATACAGAAGAACCTGTGGAAGAGCTCGAAGAACCGACAGAAGACTCAGAGATTCCAGATATAGAAGAACCAGTCGAAGCAAAGAAAGAGGCATCAGCTAAGAACACCAGAAAGAGAACACAAACAGCGAAAAAGTAGGTGATACAATGGCATACGCATCAATTGAGGATGTTTGGAAACGAAAAGGAACAGATATTCCGGATACAGATTATGTAACGGCACTTTTGGAGGATGCAGCGATCATCATTGATGCATATAACCGCAATGCTACAGACGAGGCAAAGAAATTAGTGTCATGTAATATGGTTATCCGGACACTCGGAAGCAGAGAGGAAGGTGTACCTATTGGAACGACACAGACAACTACGACAGCAATGGTATATTCGCAGACCTGGACAAATGCAAATGGAAGCGGCGAATTGTATCTGACTAAATTGGATAAGAAAATCCTTGGTGTCGGGAATCGAATCGGCTATTTTAATCCATATTCGGATTTGATGCAGGAGGAAGAGGCTAATGATTAAAGGAATACCGGTGAAGCTTTACGAACGGACCGCAAGTGGGACAGATACATTCGGACATCCGATATATACAGAGGCACCTGTGACCGTGGAAGACGTGTTGGTTGCTCCGGCATCGACAACAGAAGTGCTGGATATGTTTAATATTACCGGAAAAAAAGCAGTCTACAATATCGCAATTCCAAAAGGAGATACGCATACCTGGCAAGACTGCAGAGTGGATTTTTTTGGTGCGTCATGGCGGGTAATTGGCTTCCCTCAACAGGGAATTGAAGAAAATATTCCAGGAAGATGGAATCAGAGATGGATGGTGGAGCGTTATGGCTAAAACGAAAGTTGAGTTAAATCGATCCGGTGTAAGAGAGTTGATGAAATCTGCAGAGATGCAGGCAATTTTGCTGGAACAGGCAAATCAAATATCATCAGATGCAGAGAAAGAGTCGTATGTGGCGCAAACGAGAGCGATTGTAAAAATAAATGGAGACGACGGCAACAATAGCTTGCTGAAAGCAATGGGTAGAAAAAATGATCGAGGAAAAAGTTAGAGAATATCTGGAAGACAAGCTTGATATTCCGGTAAGGATGGAAGAAGAACCGGGATTTCCGGAGGAATATGTACTAATTGAAAAGACTGGATCTGGCGAAGAAAATCATATTGCATCAGCAACTCTTGCTATCCAGTCTTATTCAGGATCCCTTTATGGGGCGGCATCACTCAATGAAAGAGTGAAAGAAGCAATGGAAAAAATTGTTGAAATGGATGATATCAGTAAGTGCCAGCTTAACAGCGACTACAACTATACGGATACAACAAGGAAGAAATATCGGTATCAGGCTGTATATGATATGGTTCATTTCTGATGAAGGAGGATAAAAATGTCAGATGCTAAAAATGTAAGTACAGGTAAGCCGAAAGTAGGCGGCGCGATTTTTAGAGCACCGCTCGGAACAACATTGCCAACAGATGCAACCACAGCATTAAATGCAGCATTTAAGTCACTTGGATATTGCTCGGAGGATGGATTCGCTAATTCTAATAGTCCGGAAACTGACAACAAAAATGCTTGGGGCGGCGATACTGTATTGAATATGCAGACCAGTAAGAAAGATAATTTTAAGTTTACGATGATCGAAGCCTTGAATGTAGAGGTCCTGAAGAGTGTTTACGGAGATGATAATGTTACCGGAACACTTGAGGAAGGGATTACGGTAAAAGTAAATGCAGATGAAGCGGAACAGAATGCGTGGGCTGTGGATATGATTCTGAAAGACGCAGTGAAGCGTATCGTTATTCCGTGTGCAAGCATTACGGAAGTCGGAGACATTGTATATAAGGACGATGATGCGATTGGATACGAGACAACGTTATCGGCAGTACCGGATGCGAACGGACAGACACATTACGAATATATTAAGGGGAATAAGAAATAATGAAGGGAAAAACAAGCAGTGGTTTTGAGTATGAGTTAGATGAGGCGGCACTGGATGATTATGAGCTTCTGGAAGATCTGTGCGAAATGGATGAAGGGGACATGACAAAAACGATCAGCGTATTAAACCGTCTTCTTGGAACAGAACAAAAAGAACTCCTGAAAGAACATTTGCGAATGGAGAATGGAAGGGTTCCGGCGTCGAAAATGATGAATGAAATCGGAGAAATTTTCGGAAATGTAAAAGAAGGAAAAAACTCTTAGCCCTCGCCTACATGCTTAATCTTGACAAGGACGCACTTTTGTGCGATCTTGCAGAAACATATCGCATTTATGATTATAAGTCGTTGCCGTGCAGAATGGTAGCGACTTTTTCTTGTGGGTTGAGGGAAAATTCGAGAATTAAAATGAAAATAGCAGGGATTGAGCCGATACCGGAACAAATGCTTATGGCGGCTATTGCGGATGGAACGCGCACGACTGCCTGGCTGCAATCTGAGGATGGAGCGACCGGGAAAAACCGTCCGAAGTCATTGCTTGGAATGATCTTGGGCGATGGAAAGGAAAAATCTAAAGAAATTCAGACATTTGATTCTGGAGAAGATTTTGAGAGAGAATGGGCGAGATTGACGGGAAAGGAGGAATAAGATGGCTACAGAACTGGCAAAGGCATATGTGCAGATCATACCGTCCGCCGAAGGAATACAAGGAAGAATTCGGAAAGAATTAGAGCCAGAAGCGGACTCTGCTGGAAGTTCTTTCGGCGGGAAAATGGTTGGCATGATAAAAAAAGTAATTGCTACTGCAGCTATAGGAAAAGCTTTGTCGGCGAGCATCAGTGAAGGTGCAGCACTCGAACAGAGTCTTGGTGGAATCGAAACATTATTTAAAGATTCTGCCGATAAAGTGAAAGCAAATGCGGCAAAAGCATACCAGACAGCAGGAATGAGTGCAAATGACTACATGGAACTAACTACAAGCTTTTCAGCGAGCCTTCTTAGTTCCCTTGCTGGCGACACCTCCAAAGCTGCAGATGTGGCAGATATGGCAATGGTAGATATGTCTGATAATGCAAATAAGATGGGAACCAACATGGAAGACATCAAAAATGCATATCAGGGATTTGCAAAGCAGAACTATACGATGCTGGACAATCTGAAGCTTGGATATGGCGGTACGAAGTCGGAGATGGAGCGTCTCTTGGCAGATGCACAGAAAATCAGTGGCGTGGAATACAATATTGATAATCTATCAGATGTCTACAGCGCAATTCACGTAATCCAGGGACAGTTGGACATTACCGGAACGACAGCAAAAGAAGCGGCAACGACTATATCTGGATCGTTCAATCAGATGAAAGCAGCGGCTAAAAATGTAATGGGAGAAATTGCTCTGGGAATGGATGTAGGACCGGCACTTAATGAACTGGCGAATACGATCATAACCTTTGCAGTTGGAAATCTGCTTCCGGCAGTATGGAATGTTATATCTGCGCTTCCATCAGCAATCGTTACATTTGTAACGGCACTCGGTCCACAACTGTTTGCTGCAGTGTCTGGACTGATTCCACAAATTGCAAGCGGAATCACAACAGGAATACCGACTCTTTATCAGAGCGCAATGCAGCTTATGGATCAGTTTAATATCGGAATTCAGGAGCGGCTTCCGACTTTATTGCAGAAGGGTGTAGATTTTATAAGCAACATCGTCAACGGAATTTTGCAAAATTTACCGCAAGTAATAACGATGGCAGGAAATGTGATCACGTATTTTGTCAACACGATTATTTCTATGCTTCCAACTGTTTTAAGCGCAGGTGCAAGACTGCTTTTAAGGTTAGTAAATGGAATCATAAACAATTTGCCACAGATCACCCAGGCAGCAGTGACTGCAATCGTGCGTTTTGTAGCGTCAATTGGACAGAATCTTCCACAGATTCTTCAGAGTGGCATTACGATTATCGCTAAGCTGGAAGCAGGCTTGATACGCGCTATTCCGAATTTGGTCGGACAGATACCGGCGATCATCAGTGCAATTGTGAATGCTTTTACGAGCCAGAACTGGGGAAGTATTGGAATCAATATCATAAGCGGTATCGCATCCGGACTTCGTTCGGCGGCACATATGCTATGGGATGCTGTAAAAGGTGTTCTTGGTGGATTTAAAGAAAATGTTCTGGCATTCTTCGGAATTCACTCACCGTCACGTTGGGGAGCTTATGTTGGAGAGATGATCGATACCGGAATTGCGAATGGATTGATTGGCAAGACAACATTAGTATCCAATGCGGCAGCAGAGCTTCAGAAGTCTGTAAAAAAACCAATTGGAACAAGTATGGACCTTGCAATTTCTGGCAAAAGCAGCACTGATAGTCAGAACAGCACGATTGCAGAGAAGCTGGAAGCATTACTGGAATATTTAAAAACAACATCCAGACGTGGAGACGGCAGTATAGTTATAAATTTAAATGACAGAGAAGTAGCAAGAGCTTTGAGAGAAATGGGGGTTGTGTTTGAATGATCGAGATTAAATATGTATGCTCCAATGGAGAAGAATACAATCTGATCGGAGACAAAATGAGAGCAACCTCCGGATATTTCCATGCTTATGAGTGGACACCCAATACAACAGAAAGAGAAATGGGTGTAATGGTGAATGCTTTTGCAAAAGAACCGGTGACGTATGACATTACTCTTACCGTGAGAGGCAAAGAAAAAGAAAGAAAGCAGATCCTTAATAAGCTTACGAATGCTTTTGAATACGATGTGGTCAATCTGACTCCAGGAAGAATTTACTATGGCGAATACTACATTGATGGATATGTAAAAAAATCAAGCAATGAAGTATCGGGTGAAAATAATAGTCGTACAGATTGCAAGATAGAAATATACTGCCCGTATCCATTCTGGTCGATGGAGCAACAGGAAAGCTTTTATCCTGATTCTACAAATAAAGGAAAGCCATATACATTCTTAGACTATCCGATAACGTATAATTATGATTATTCAAGAAAGAGTGCCGGAACGCAGAACTGGATTATCGATCATTTCCGAGATAATAACTTTGAAATGGTAATATATGGTCCATGCGCTGATCCGAGAATACTGATAAACGGTTATCCTTATCAGATTTATGAGACGTTAGAAGCAGGTGAATATATATTAATCGCTAGCAGAGAGAAGACGATCACAAAGCATCTGAGAAATGGAACTGTGCAAAATATTTTCGCAAAAAGAGCGAAAGACAAAAGTGTATTTGCACTGATTCCGTCTGGCGTACTGACTCTTAACTGGAGTGGTGAATTCGGCTTTGATATTAAGGTATACAAAGAAAGGAGCGTGCCGGAATGGAACTGATCTATACGGATCCGATTGGCAAAGAGCTCGGATATATCTTAAATGCAAATGTAGACATGGAAATCGGAGAAGATGAGAAAAGCTCAATCAATGATTTTGAGATCGAATTTAAGAGATCCGGTTGGAATGGTACGGTTGAGTTCGGAAGTCAGGTGTATGTCCCAGATACTGAGTATGGTGGAATTGTGCAGGAGTTATATACGAGTACCAAATCAAACAGTATTACAGTAAAGGGATATACTTGGCGGGGAATGATGACAAAGAAGGTGATACAGCCGGAAAGTAATCAGGACTATGCAGTAGAATCCGGAGAACTTAACCAGATAATTCAGAGAAGAGTTCAGGAAGCATTTCCTGGGCTCTTTTATGGCATAGAGGAAGACACAGGCATACAGGTGAAGAATTATCAGTTTGACCGTTATTGTACGCTGTATGCTGGATTACAAAAACTGCTGAAATCAGTAGGATATCGTATGGAAATAAAGTATATTCAGTCAGAGAAAACTGAGTCAGGATATGTACGGGTAAGAGCAGTTCCTATTGTAGACTATTCAGCAAAATATGAGTTCTCGAATGATAATAATATGCAATTCACAATGGATAACAACAAAAGAGGAACAAATCACCTGATTTGTCTTGGAAAAGGAGAATTGAAAGACCGCCTGGTGCTTCATCTGTATATTGATGGACAGGGAAATATTAGTCAGACACAGTATTTTTTCGGAATTGATGAAATAGCTGAAATATATGATAGCTCTGGTTCTGAGTATGATGATCTTCTGAAGAATGGAACAGAAAAGCTGTTAAAATCAAAAAGCAAAACAGAATACGATATGACAATGAAGAAAATCGAAGGAACGATGGACATTGGAGATATTGTAGGTGGAAGAGATTATCTTACTGGTGTGAGTATGAAAAAGCCAATTGGAAGAAAAATCTGGACGGTATCGGATGGAAAAGAGAAGATAGAATACAAATTGGAAGGAGAGACATAAATGGATATTATTACAGGATATGTCGGAAGTCCTCATGTTACGGCAGAGCAGGACCGAGATATAAATATCGGAATCTTTGGAGCAGAATCCTACGTGCTGCAGACGGGATCTCAGTTAAAAGCAGAAGTTTCATCGAATAATGAAATCAAGATCAGGGATGGAGTTATTATGCATCAGGGATGTGCTGCATCGATAAAAAAGAACACCTATGATTCTCTCAAAATTGTGAATGGATCCCAGGGAATGAAAAGAATTGATCTTGTTGTTGCAAGATATAGCAGAAATCAGAGTACAAAAGTAGAATCACTTACGCTGAAAGTAATTCAGGGTACACCAGTTACAGGAACGCCTTCAGCACCAGGATATACACCAGGAGATATTCAGGCGGGGGATCTGATTGCAGACATGCCGCTGTATCAGGTCACGATTAATGGACTAAATATTACAGAGGTGAAACAGGTGTTCAATATGGTTGATACATTTGCTGAATTAAATGGCAAATTAGAAGAAAAGGTGTATAGCATATCACAAGGAGGATCGCTTGCTATAAGAAACCAGCGTATCACAAAAAAGAATAATCGAGTTTCTATTATGGCTGGGTTATATACAACTGGCATTGGAAATGCCAATACTCGATATAACGGTGGATCAATTCCGGCTGAAATAGCACCGCCTGGAGGTGAAGCATTTCCTGCAATTGTAACGAAAGATAATTGGACACTTATAGGCATCGGATGTGTAATCATAGAAACGAATGGTGCTATAACTTATCAGATTAACTCTTCATTTCAGAAAGATACCTATATATGGTTAGATGTGTCCTATGATTTGTAGAAATTAATAACCTATAGCAATCCATCTACATTCAGCACCTGTTATTGCTGTTAAATTGCCGGTTCGTCCATATATATACATTTTTGAGGTACTCACGATATCTGTAGATACCATAAACGCTGGGAGTGCAGTTCCAGGATATTTTGCGCAAGCAATAGCAGTGTAAGATTTATCTGAAAATGGTATAGGAAATGTTATCGTTGCATACCCTTGCCCACCTGACGATGAACTTGGAAACGATCCTGTTCCCCATTGAACAATCAAACCATTTGCAAATTTACAGTGATTTTTACTTATGTCTATAATTGATTTGCCATTTAATTCACTTAAGTTAATTTTTGCTCACATCCGGCGCGAGTCGGGTGCTTTTGTTATGCGCTTTTATATATGAAACACAGAAACATGATTCAGAGAAAGGAAAAGCTATGAAAATTATATTCAATGATAGTCAGGAGCTAACCGTGCAGGATGTATCTATCCAGGCTGATGGAGGTCTTCTGGTCAAAACAATCTCAGCAACGGAGGAGCAGATCAAAGCAATTTTTTCAGACTCCATGACAACAAAGAAGATGACAGTCCAAGAGCGGGGAGCAGAACTTGCATGTTATGAGAACTATACGAAGTTTGATGCTGTCGTAAAGTATACAGCAGGGATTCTTGGAATTGTCATGTATCAGGAAGAACAGGCACCGGAAGATCGAATCAAGGCACTTGAGAAGGAAAAAAATGAGATACAGGAGAAAATTAACCAGTTGGAAGGTTGCATCTTGGAGATGTCAGAACAGGTATATCAGTAATGGCAACTCTATTAACAAATCTATTCATATTACTACAAAACAACGGAGGAAAAGAAATGATGGCAATGTTATGGGCACAGCAGATTATGTTGGGAAAGAAAACTTTCGAGCAGGTACCAAGACTGTTAAAAGACAAGGTGAAAGAGATTCTGGAAG